GAACCAACAACTGATAGTGTCTAAATGCTAAAACATCATATCTGTCATATCCACTGCTTAGATCATCCTAGTGTTTTTAAAGTAGTATCTTATGCTGCTAAGTATAAAAATTTATTCAATGGAGTTAAGATAGCTACTCTAATAAAAGTAACTCCTGAATCTGATATTTATGATAGAGTATATTCTATATTACTTAAATTAGGTTACGAAGTAATAACAGTACAGAATACACCACTTAGAGAAGTTGGTCATTTTTTTAATATAAGTTTACCTCTTTTATTAGAAAAAACTAATGAAGGAATGTTATATTATAACCACTCAAAAGGCGTGTCTTACCATCCAGATTCTGAAGACGGTAAAGTTACCTCTTTATGGACTGACGTTCTATATCATTATACTTTAGATTGTGCATCTAAGTTACCATTTGAAGATAATAGATACAAAACATTTGGAGGTTGTATAATAAGGCATAGAAATTTTCTTAAACCTTTTAATTTAGGAGAAGATTTCAGCTATCTAGGTACGTTTTTCTGGCTCAGAATAGAAGATTTAATCAATAAGAACTTTAAACCTGAAAGCTCATTATTCTATTTAGAGGCCCTACCAGGTTTAATAGCTAAAAGCACTCAAGCTTTTAATATTGGTCCAGAGTTTTATAAACTTGAAAGTCCTTATAAGTTAGAATCTTGGAAAAAGAAAGGTATTGAATATGGATTTCCAAACAAAGCAAATGTTCATTGATATGGCCAGAAAACAATATACAACTTTTGATAATGAATTTAGAGAGTATTTAGCCGATGGAAATTCTTTTAGCGGTGCTTATAATCATTTTACTCTAGAAGATATAGAAATTCATAAGAAAAAATCTGAAATTTATAATCAAGTAGAAGCATGGAGTATAAAACATGCTAGTTTTAGAGACGCATCTCCTATACGACTGACTACTCATTCTATAGTGAAAGATTTGGAGAAATTAGATGGCGAACTTAGTTAGTTTAGCAGAAATAAAAGACTTTTTAGTTATCAAAGTTGTTAACACCGATGAAGATGGTCGTTTAGCTAATATAGCTACTCAAGTTAGTTCATTGGTAGAGTCTTATTGCGGTAGAGTATTTGCAGCTAATAACTACACAGAATACTTTGATGGAGGAATTTCTTCAGTATTTGTTGCATACCCACCGCTAAATAGAGTTGATGAAGTTTCCCACTTTGACGGTAAAGAATATGTTATTTTAGGCGGACCAGGAGTTAATGGAGAACCTATTATAACAGATGGAACTTCTCATAGTCTTACTAATATGGGTAATCCTAGACTATCAACTAGGGTTAAAAAGTTTAATAGATCTAGCTTACGATTAGATGGAAGTAGCTATATCCAAACAGACTCTACTATTGATTGGGATTTTGGAGTAGACCCGTTTACGATAGAAACCCAGGTAAGATTCGATAACGTTTCTTCTAAACAAACAATAGTAAGTAGTGGTTCTGGGTCTAACTATTGGGAATTTCAAGTAGATATGTTAGATGATGGAGCTAAATTTTTATTAGTTCAAAACGGCGTTGAGACAGTTAATGTTTCCCAAGGATCTAATACTGGATACAGTGCTAATCAATTTTATCATATGGCGTTAGTAAGAGACTCTAATGCAATCAAAATATACCGAAATGGAACTAGTGTAGCGTCTGTAAATACTTCTGCTTCAATTCCTAACTTTAACATAGGTTTAAGTATAGGTACTGGACAGTCTAGCTTAAGTGGCTATTTAGATGACTTTAAGATTAGTCATATCTCAGAATATACTTCTAACTTTACTGCCCCAACATTCCCTACTAGAATAGATGAAAACACTAAGTTAATGCTTAGATTTGATGGAGCTAATAATACTAATACTATAGCCGATGTATCGAGAAAGGTTAATGATTTTAGTTTTTATCCTATAACGGGTGAAGTTACTTTTAATACTGGTTATGGCGGAGGAACAGAGGCTTTAGGATTCTTTAGACCGCTCAAGTTTTTTAATTTTCCAAAAGGTGTAAAAGTTACATACAATGGCGGATTTGCTACTATACCTAGTGATTTAAAACTAGCCACGCTAGAAATGATTAAAGTTATTTATAAAGGTAGATCAGGAAGTGAAAGCGTTAGGATGCAAGGTGAGGATATAAATAGTCATAAATTATCTATGGACGGATTCCCTCCACAAGTTAGAAGAGTTCTTAATCTTTATAGGTTGATTGAATAATGTCTAATATTAGGCTATCTTTAGTATCTTTTACAAAAAATCCAGCTCTATTAAAGGTATACCAATCTTATATAGAAGCTGCGGATGAAACTTCTAGAGTTAGACTACAACAAAAGCTCGAAAGAGTTATTGGGGATAAACTATACGGCGCTAAAAAAGTTCCAGGTAATCCTAGATTAATACCTGATTGGTATATAGATCAAAGTGATGCTGCACTAGAGATTTCTAATAAGTTAGGAGTATTCGAAAGAGAAACAGATTCTGGCATATTAAGAATTGAAGCTAAACTGCAAAGAAAAGATATTAGCTCAAGAACAAAAACAACTATCGGCTCTGGAGTATTAGGAAATAGTATAATAAATGAAATACTAGCTAATAAAGGCCAAATGCCTGTAGATAGAGTAGAACAAAAAATATTTAGACAGTTAAGACAGATAAAATCAGGTACTAACTTATTTAATTTCTTAGCAAAGAACGCACCTTCTAGTATTCATGAGCCTGCCTATCAAAAATCTAAAAACTTAACTATCCTATCTAAAACAGAGGGAAGTTTATTGGCTTATCAAATATATTTTCCTAGGTCTAAATTTAAAGCACCTATATTTGGCAGTTCTATAGGATCTGACGGTACTATAAGCTATTTTCTTCAAACCAGTTTCGAAAAGCAATTGTTAGGTGCGGCGTCTAGAGCAATGATGGCTGTAGATGCTGAAATTATGAGAGAGCAGCGTGAGCTAGTTAAAACTATTAAATCTACTGATATAAGTTTTAGTAATCCTGTTAGGGGTAAGAAGGCAAAACCTAAAGAAACTATTGAGTTAATTTACTACTCAACAAATAGCATACCTATGTCTAGAGGTATACCTAAATCAACTACCAATCTTCGATTGCCCGCAGACATAGAAGAAAAAGATTTAAATGCGCCTAGAGATTCTACTATTGATATTACTTTAGCTGTAAAAAATAAAGTAAAGCAAAGAATGAGAAGAGGGGCTGGTAAGCCTAGACCAACTAAAATTTATGAACGTACAGGTGCTTTTAGAGGTAGTATACGTGCTTCATTTTCAGCTAAACAGCGTACTGTAGATTACTTTTATGAGCCTTATTATCAGCGACTAGAGCGTTCTGGTTATGAAATTACTAATTTAGTAGAAGATTCTATCAGATCAGTAGTTCAAAACAAGTTTAAAGAACAAGTTACAACTAGAAGAATAAATCTTTAAAAAATTAAAATTTGCCAATTATAGTTCTGCGTGCTATACTTAAGAAAGAATAAAGAGATGTCCAATCGTTCCGATATAAATGACTTCATCGTAAGTGAGTTACGAAATATAAACGGTAGAACATCACCGTATGACTCTACTTACAATTTTAAGACGTCTCTACACGAAAATGTATACAGAGGAATTCGATTCTTAGATGAAATAAACGATTTCCCTTCTATATATGTAACAACAGGACGAGAAGTAAGAAAATTTAATACTCAAGGAAACATAGAAGCTAGAGTAGAAACTACATTACGCTGTTACTTGTATGGAGATGATACGGTTAATCAAATTAACGATCTGATTCAAGACATAGAACACGTTATATATAATTTAAAGTTTCAACCAGCTCTACGAGTATTTGACGTTAGTATTATCACTGTATTAACAGATTCCGGTTTATTAATACCATATGGAATGGCTGAGATATTTCTTAGTACTCGTTTTGAAATTTTTAAAATCTAAAGGAGAAAGCTAAAATGGCTTCATCACTAAACCTTCAAAGAAACTCTGAAGTTTACATGTCTACCGTCGACCTAGCCGGTGGAGATGAGGGCGCAGATATGACCCCTCGCAATACTTGGAGAGTAGAAGTACTCGCCGGTTATGCAGCAAGTCAATCAGCGGCTACTCAAGATATTACATCACTAGAAAGTGGTCTAAGTCCTGACCGTGGTACACAAAGATTCAACACTGCAATTAATCCAACTGAATGGAGTTTCCAAACTTATCTACGCCCAACAGGCGTATTAAATACTTCTGGATCTACTAATGCAGATCCTACAGGAAACTCACAACCATTAGCTGACTGGTTCTTATGGCAAGCACTACTATCTAATACTGCATATTCTGCAGGAGTAGGTGCTTCTTCTAAACTACAATCTGCATGGCAAACTGGTGGAAAGTTCGGACTAGCAGCTCGTGCAGCTTCTGGAAACGCTGCAGCACATACTTCTAATATGGCTCGTGCTACTGAATACAACATGTACGTTAAAATGGACAACGTAGTATATCAAGTTAAAAATGCTACTGTTAATGAAGCTTCTATTGATGCGGCTATTGACTCTATTGCTATGACTAGTTGGAGCGGTTTTGGTACTGACTTTATTGAATTAACTAGTGCTGCACGTGATGAAATCATTTCTGTTGTTGGTGGAGTTCTTAACAATGGTACTTCTATTAGCGGAAACTCACACTCAGATGCAAACACTGCGGCTCACGGTTATCACGCTTACGCTAGATATAACGTTGCAGGTACTACTACAACTAGCGCATTCATTCAAAATCGTCTAAGCTCTATCGAAGTAACTCATGAACCAGAAGGCGGTTCAGAATCTACTTACACATTCCCAGTTACTGGTTTAGGATTCACCTATTCTAACGCACTAACTTATCTAACTCCAGAAGAACTAGCGGCTCTAAACTCTCCTATCAGTCAGTTTACAGGTTCTAGAACTATTACAGGTAACTTCACTGCTTACCTACGTTCTGGAACAGATGAAAGTGCTCAGTTCCTACGCAATATCTCTAACGATAGTAGAACCAGTATTGCACAAGCAAGCTCTGCTAACCTAAAGATTGGTGGTGCTACTGCTCCATTCGTTGCAACATACATGCCTGCTACCCAGTTCAACTTCCCAACACACACTGTTGAAGATATCATTGGTATTTCTGTAGAATTCTTAGCTCAAGAACCTACTGCTAGCCGTGGTACTGGTAGCGAACTAACATTGATTGTTTCTGCAGCATCTTAATAACAAAATAAATTACGCTTGAGGGGGCGTGATTTATAAAAAATGCAGTTGGGTAGCTACCTCAGCAAGCTATTAGATCTCCCCTCACTAATAGTAAGTTGGATATGGTAGCTACCCTTTTTTATAATAGAAATGAGAGGAAAAAATGAGTTTAATTAAAAATCTTATGGTAACAGAAAAGGTTACCGAAGTAGAGTTCCCAGATATTGAAGGATTTGTAGTTCACGTTAACTATGTAGGACGTGACAAAATGATGAAAATCCGTAATAGCGCTCTAGTGTACAAATTTAATAAGCGTACTCGTCAACGTGAAGAAGAAGTAGATAATGATAAGTTTCTAGAAGCTTATACTGAAGCTACTATCAAAGGCTGGAAAGGCTTAACTGTAAAAGGCTTAAGTCAACTAATTCCAGTAGACACTTCAAAAATGAATCCTAGTCAAGAAATTCCATACACACCTGAAGACGCACTTGATCTAGTTAAAAGCTCTACTATCTTTGATCAATTTATCACTGATACGCTAAATGACTTTGATAACTTTGAACAAACAAGAAAAGAAACTGACGAAAAAAACTAAAAGACTTCCTCCGCAACCAACTTAATGGCGGAGGAATGAGTACAGAACAGTACTACGCTATGTGTGAACAGATGGGTTGGGAACCAAGAGACGATGAAATACCAAAAGATATTGGTTCCCTACCTTTTAACAGCCAGTTAGCTGTTTTATTTTTAAATTTACTTCCAGACCGTTGGGATACTACTGGCGGTGGTTGGTTGGGAAAAGACTTCGCCCCCTTAGAATCATTTATGAACATATACGAGGCTCAGGACAGAAAAGAAGTACTTGATTTATTGCTAGTAGCTCATGGTGTCTTATCTGAACACTATAATCAGCAAAAGAAAGCTAGAGATTCCGCTAGTAAGAATAAAGCAAGAGTGAGATAAAGTTTGGCTACAATTAAGAATATAATTCAGACTCAATTTACTAGTACCGGAGCCGGTGGAGTAAACAAGCAAGTAGAAACTTTAAATAAAGGACAAACCCGCCTAGCACAGAGTAGTGCTAGCGCGGGTCGTTCTTTTGCAGCTCAATCACAGGGATTAGGTGGTTTAGTAGCAGCCTATGCAGGCGCTGCTGCAACTACTTTTGCTTTACAACAAGCATTCTCTAAATTAGCTGGTGCTGCTCGTGCGGAACAAACTCTTGAAGGTCTTAAAAGTCTTGCTACTGCTAGTGGTGAGTCTAGTTCTATATTACTTAAAAATGTTCGTGAAATTACTAAAAATCAGCTTACATTGGCTGAAGCAGCTCAACAAATTAACCTTAGCTTAAGTGCTGGATTTGATCAAAAGCAAATTGAAGGACTAGCTAGCGTAGCCTTAAAAGCTTCTCGTGCTTTAGGTCGTGACTTAACAGATGCCTATACTCGTGTTATTCGTGGTTCTGCTAAACTAGAAACCGAACTTTTAGACGAACTTGGTATTTATACTAAGATTGGACCGTCTACTCGCGCTTATGCTGCTGCACTAAACAGATCAGCTGAATCCTTAACCGAATTTGAACGTCGCCAGGCTTTTGTTAACAGCGTTATAACAGAAGGCAATAAAAAGTTTGCTGCTATTAATACTACAATACCTACTACTGCAGAAAAATTTGGAGCGTTTGGTACTAAAGTATTAGACTTAGCTACTAGTTTTGGTATATTACTAGCAAATAGTTTAGCTCCTTTAGCAGACTTTTTAACTAATAATTTTGCAGGTAGCTTAGCACTTGTAGCAGGTCTTTTAGCCTTAGTAGCTAAAACAGGATTAACACAATTAAGTGTAGGTATTAAGGCTTTTGAGAAACAAATAGTATCACTTAGTACTACAACTACTGCTTGGGTAACTAAAAATATTGGCGGATTTAAAGCTTATGGAGCAGCTGCACAGCAAGCTATTCAAACCGTTAATACTCAGCTAAAAGGTTTAAGCAGAGCTGAGCAAGCTCAATTAGCTACCTTACGAGATACTTCTAAACAGCGAGCGCTAACTAGTGCCGAGCTTAAAACTGCTAATTTAATTTTAACTGAGCGTACAGCTGGGTTAAAGAAGCTAATAGCTACTCAAAATACCGAACTAGCTAATTTAGATAAGCAAATAGCTGGGCAGAAAAAAGGAAGCGCGGCCGCTAATGCCTTAACAACTAGTATAGCTGGATTAACCGCTAGGCTTGCTGCGAATAATGCGTTATTAAAAGCAACAGAAGCACAAACTATAGCTACTGCAGCTGCACAAGGTACTCTAGGAGCTAAATTAGGTACTGTAGCCTCAGGAGTTATAAATGGGTTAGGTATGGTAGCTTCTACTGCCTTAAGAGCAGGATCTGCTGTTATAGGATTTGCTACTGGAGCTTTGGGGGTAATAGCTGTTCTTTCTCTATTAGGCAGTACTATAGCGGGTCTTCTAGGTAAGCAAGAAGCATATAACCAACTGTTACAAAATGCAGGATTAGCTATCAAAGCATTTTTTACTGATGAAACAGCTGATAATATTAAATCAGCTTTTACTTCTGTAGCTGCAGATGTTTTAGCAGATATGGAAAAAGTAGATAATAAACTAAGAGACTTAGAATCTTTTAAGATAAAAGATAAAATATTTGGAGTTACTGTTGAGCTAGAAAAAACTAAAGAAGACTTAGTAAAAGGAGTAGGAGCAGCGGTTTCTGAAGCCAGTAGAGAAGGTGCTTCAGCAGGTGAAAGTTGGGGTGCTGCTATTTTAGGTAGTATAGGTGCAGTTTTAGGTGCGGGTCTAGGTTTATTATTAGGACCTTTAGGAGTTCCTGCAGGTTACGCTCTTGGTACGGCTATAGGCGCAGCTGCTGGAGTAGCTTTAGGTGTAGCTCTAGATCCTGCTACAAAGGAAGTAGCAGAACTTGCCGAAAGTAGATATGAAGAATTAGGAAGAATGCTGGGTGACAAAGATATATTTAATTCTGCGGAATCTAATGAACTTTTAAGAAAAACTGTAGCGGTATTAGATGAACAATACGGTGCAACTGCTAGATTATCTTTAGAAGGCCGTAAAATGTTTTCTACTATGTTAGAAATGGCTATTGCAACAACTAGTGTTTCTAATAATATGGAAATATTAGATGGAGTAGCTAAAAAAACTGGTATTTCTATAGTAGAATTAAAAGATAAATTTAATGATATAACTTTACCTTCAGGGGATGTAGAGCTTACTCCTAAACTAAATCTACCTGAGCAGTCTTTACCTTTAGTAATAAATATACAAAATGAAGAAGGTTTACTTGCTAGAATAGAAAAAATTAGGGAAGAGATTAGTAAAGTAACTAGAGTAGGTGCTAGAGGGGGAGTGCTTATAGAATTTGCAGTACCGCCCGAAGCCTTACCAACTCTGCAAGATATGACAGATAAGCTATTAGGTTTAGCTGAATCTACAATAACTGTTAATAGTGATCTAGTGTTAGCTACTAATGTTATAGACAACTTTGCATCTGCAATAGATAACGGATCTCTAAACTTAGAAAGATTTTCTGAGAATGAATCTGCCATAACAAAAACTCTAATTAGAGCCTCAGTAGAATTAGGATCTGCTAAAACTAAATTAGACGAACTTAACGCTTCTAGAGCAGAAGCTCTTAGGTTAGGGGCTACTGAAAGTAATTTAGCAAGCATAGATGCTGAAATAGCTCGTCAACAAGCTTTAGTAAATGCCGGAGAAGATAGTGTTCAAGCAGCTAGACAAAGATTAAATATTCTTAGAGACATAGGCGCCCCATTAAAAGAGCAGCTAGAGCTAGAAACTAGAATTGCAGAACTATATGATGCAGAGCTAAAAACTAAGTTAAACTTATTAGCAGTAGACAAGGAAACTGGATCTATAGCAAAAACTTCTCAAGAAGAACAACTTTTTAGAGCACAAGAATTAGTGGGGCAAGCTAGAGCAGCATCAGCAGCCAGCAAAGAACGAGCTAGTTTTGAAGCTCAAGTAAGCAGAGCACTAGGAGCTGCAGGAAAATCTAATTTAGATTTACAAACAGAAATTTTTGGATTAGTAGGAGAAGAGGGTCAAGCTAGATTAGCACAAATTGCTGCTGCTGAAGGATTGTCCGATACTTTAGGCTCTATAAAAACCTTAACTTCCGAAACAGCACAAAGTGCGGATAGTTATCAGAATTTACTAAAAGTAGCTAAAGTTAATGCAGTTGAATTACTTAAAACTATATTTGCTAGTAACGTAGAATTAGCCAAACAAATAAAAGACGTAAATCAGCAACTTAATGATGCCGTAGCTGAAGACAGAATAGTAAAAATAAAACTAGAAGTAGAGTCTATGAATTTAGACTACGAACTCGTTCAAGCTAATATAGATGCTCAAATTTCTGCGTTAGAATCTCAAGTTAGTATAGTAGAAGCATTAGCTAATTTAGATAACTTTGCTACTGTAGACTCTATAGTTGCAGAAGTTAACGCGGCTTTAACTAATCTTAGCGTTAAAGTAGAAATACCAAAAGAATTACAAAATTTAAGTGCTGTTGAAGCAGCTAAAACTGTTACGGAAAAACAACTTCAAATATTAAACTTACAAATTGAAGCAGAAAAAGAACGCTATCAAAATGAAATATATAATATAGTAGCACAAAAATCTATACTATACGATCAAAAGAAGTTAGAAGATGCTAAAAGAGAAGCTGAAAAAGCTAATAGAATGGCCGAACTTGACTTACAGCGTAATCAAATACAATCTTTAGCCGATTTATATATGCAAGCACTACAAAGCGAAAAAGACTTAAATCAATCTTTTGTTACCTCTTTAGCAGCTACCTTCACTGCAGGTGCCAATCAGCTAGCTGGTGTAATTGGTGCAGCCCCAGTAGCAGCGTTTGTTCCTCCACCAGTGGGGGCTAATATGGATATTGGTTCTAACTTTGCTGCAGTAAAACAAAGTTCTGATGAACTTTTTACTAGTTTAGAATCAGATCTTACTAGTTACTATAATACTCTGGACCAACTTGCTCAGCAAAACTACGAAATGCAAAATAGTAATCTTACTAAACAACAAGAGATAGCTGAAGCAGGTCATAAAGCTAACGTTGAAGGTATTAAAGCTGGAGCTGTTGAAGCTGCTATTGCAGGTCGTCAGGCGTTAAAGGAACTTGCAGAAGCAGGTTCTAAAGAAGCGGCTGACCGTTTAAAAGCATTAGATGAGATGCAAAAGATTTTAAATGAAACTGGCGAAAAAGTAAAAGAGCTAGCAAAGCAGTTAGCAGAGCAAGTAATTGCAGCACTTCAAGAAGCGGTAACTGGCGTTATGCAGAAAAAGATCGATCTTCTAATAGCTCAAGAAGCTATGATTTCAGACACTCTTAGCTATGTAGCTAGTAGAACTGAAGAAGCTAGCACTAAGTTACAAGCAAGCTTAGAAAAAGAAAATTCTCTTAGAGAAGAAGTTGCTTCTAAAACAGAAGCACTTAATCAGTCATATGTAGATTTTGTTACTTCTTTAGGGGAAGCAAACGGTAAAGTAAAAGAATCTGGAAAAGAATATGTAGCTAAGCTTCTAGAGCAAAAACGCTCTATCATGGAACTTTATAAGACTGGTACTGCTCGTATTGCTCAAGAGGGTGTAGTTAAAACTCTTGAAGAAATGAAAATAGATTTAGAAAAGCGCTTAGAAGAAGTAACTTCTAAACGTATCAAAGCAGAAGAAAAGTTACAGAAAATACAAGAAGCATTTGGACTACTAACTGACATGCTTAGTGGTAAGTTTATGCAAATGGCTAATACTGTTATGCAACTTTCTCAAGCTATATCAGCATTTAATGCTATGTCTGGCATGGGTGGCGGCATGGGTATGACTTTTCAACCTATTATAAATCAATTTGCGGACTCAGTTTCTCAATTTAATAAAGCCGCTCAAACTGCGGGAGCCGGCCTAACAGGAGCTGCTGGTGCTGGCGCAGGCGGTGCAGCTGCAGCAGGAGTAGGTGCAGCAACTTCTTTAATGCCTAAACTAGTAACTGGTATGAATTTACTAAGTAGTGCTTTAAGCGGTTTTAGCATTGGTTCTATAGTAGGTCAACTAACTGGCGATACCGGTATGGGAAGTTCTATAGGCGGCTTAGTTGGTGGCATTGCTGTTGCAATTCCAGCAGTAACTTCTGCTATAACTACAGGCATAACTGCAGCTCTAGGTTCAAGTGCAATAGGCTCTGCTCTTGGATCTGCGCTTTCTTTTGCTATTCCAGTTATTGGGCCTGTTTTTGGAGCACTACTAGGTGGATTATTTAGTAAAAAGCCTAAAGGTCAAGCGCAAGGCACTTTAACTTCAGAAGGTTTCACTACTACGAGCATGTCTGGAAGAAAAGTAGATCCTAAAGCTCTTGCTAGCATTGCAGACGTAGCCCTAACCAACGTTGTTGGATCTTTAGAAGCCGCTGGAATATCATTTACCGACACAGTTAACACTTCTATCAGCTTCTACAAAAAAGGAATCAACGGAGCTACTTTAGAGTTTGCTAACGGATTCAAAGCATCATTTAAGGGCGGATCGGCAGAAGCAGCTGGCAAATTCTTTGTAGATTCATTCTTTCAAGGATTAAGAGCTGGCAGCCTAAACGTAGACGAGGCATTACCAGCAGCTGGCAGAATTCAATCAGCTATAGACAACTTTGTAGCTTTAAGTGACGTTTCTGAAAAAACTAGTGAGCGTTTTTCAAAGGCTATAGACTTTGCTTCTAAGTTTGATGAAGCTTTAGTATCTCTTAGTGGAACAGGTTCTACTATAACTCAAGTGTTTAGTGTTATTGAAAAAGCAGCCGTAGCTAATGCAGCTAATGTAAATAGATACTATCAAGAGTTCTTAGCTGATACTAAAGAAACTTTTGGAGCTTCTAGTTCTGAGTATAGAGAAGCATATGCAGCGGCTGTAGATAATGCTTTAGGTCAAATAGGCTTAGCTAAAGACTTAGGTGGCAATATCATAACAGCCGCAGAAGCTATGAACGATTTAAATGCTGGTTCTATAATGGTCAAAGAAACTATTGCAGGAATTCAAGCATTTAGTAGTGTGCTAGAAGGTCTAGAAGTTCCTGATGTAGATTCTGTAATAACTCAAGCTATTAATGCCAAGCTTAGTGCTTTAGTTACTGATGTTGGCGATTCTCTAACTGAAAGTATTGAACTATTAAGAGATCCAGCTTCTGCAGCAGCTTTTCAGCTTAGAGATATTATGCAATCTGGTGCTGATAGAGTAACAGAACTCACTGGAGTTTACGATCAACTTAGAACAGAAATAGCTGGAGGAGCTAGCATTGATGCAAGTATTGTTAGTGATGCTGCAGCCAACATTGCTAAAGCTACCGAACTAGCTGCTCTTCAAGTTGATGCTTATATAAACAGCCTAGATAAATCAGGGCTACGTGCTATTATATCTAACCAAGCTTGGGGTGATGCAGCTGCTATGGCTGCTGCTGAAACTCGTTTAGCTATTGTATTAGAATACGAACGTGTTCAAGCTATTGAAAAGTTTGTAGACGTAAGTAAAAACTTTAAAAAGCGTTTAGCAGAAATTACTGGTCAAGTACAAAAAGTATCTGAGACTCCTATATCTTATACGGCTACAACCTCAGTTATGAAAGCTTTTGAACAAGAAGTAAGCACTACCTTAACTAATAGCTTCACTAGCTTGTTAAACTCTATAGGTCGTGGCGCTAACATTACTGGAAACTTTGAAACAGCTATAGCCGAGCTTAATGCTGGACTAGCTTCTGGAGAGTTAGATAGTTTAGCTTATGCTAACGGTCTTGAAATGTTAAGTGATGTTACTGCTAGCGTATTAGAAGAAATTAATGCAATGGTAGAAGAAGCAGAATCTTTAGTTTCTCAAATAGCTCAAAGTTTTGATACTTCAAAAGATACTGTTATATCTGCTATTCAAGAGCTAGGTAATCAGCTTGTAACTTTAACTCAAAATATTACCGATAAAACTTCTGAAATTTTAGGTATTTATGATGATACTCTAAGTTCAGTAGCCGAGTCTGGTAACGAACTATTTGATTTACGTGATACAGCTAAAGAAGCATTTTCAACTGCTGCAAAAGCTGTTGCAGAGTTCGAAAAGAGTAATAAGCTAAGCGGTAAGTCTTCTGCTGTGTTACGTGGTGAAATTCTAAATGTACAATCTCAGTTAAGCAACCTACTAGCTGCAGGAAATCTAGATTTTAGTGGATTTGCTCAATTTACAGAGCTTAGTGCTCGTCAAGGAGCACTAAAGCGTGAATTAAATGCTGTAGTAGCTGTTGAAAGTGAATATCAAGATTTACTAGATAAGCGTGGAACAACTCAAGAAGATTTAATATTTATTGAAGCTACTATTGCATCTCTTAATGAAGATTTAATTGATACTAGAATAAAAGAATCTGAGTTAATCGTAAAAGCTAAAGACGCTACTGTAAAATTTGTAAACTCACAAGAAGATTTAAAAGATATTACTGAGCTACTAGCAGCTTCTAATTTTAACTTAAATCAAGTTAGAGTTAATGAAGAGTCTGCTGTAAATAGAATGAGAACAGCTCTACAAGAGTTTACAACAGACACAGCTTCTCTAACTGAGCTATTAGACGGACTTGGCGGGGCTTCTGGTGCTGCACTAAGAGAATCTTTTATACAGGCTGCTACTGGTAATGCTGAAATTATGTTTGCTAATCTAGGCGATATAGCTAGAAGTGCTGAAATAAATGCAGCCGTAGCACAAGCTACTACAGCTTTTGATAGTTTAGAACAACTAGTTACTGAAGTTAGTTCTTATTTTAATCCAGTTGCTACAGAGTTTGAAGCTGTAAGTACTAGCACTGTTGAGTTAACAGACAGATTTGCAGCTTTTAACGAAGATCTAGTTAGATACTTAGACCAAGAAGGTTTAGCTAAGTTTTATGGAGACGGCGGAGTATTCTCCAGCTTTAGAGATTCACTGCTAACTACTCTAAAAACTGATGGATTTGATATATTAACTGCTTCTGGTGGGCCCTTAGAAAGCTTTAATCTAAACTTAAATACTATTGGACAAGCAATGGCTACACTTACAGCTTCTGGTAACTTCCTAGATGTAAGTATTCAAACAGTTGAAACTTCTTTTGGTAACTTAGTAACAGCAATGGGTACTGATATGGCTGGCTTATCAGCTGCTTATGTAGGCTTATCTGTATTCAGTGCTTCTGCACAGCAAGTAGGCGATATTGATTTAACTGCAATGGTAGATAATCTTGGAGAAATTAAATTAGCTTTAGACGGCTTAGGTAACTTAAGACTTAGTGTTGACGCTTTTGACTCTCTAAGCTCTATATATACTTCTATTACAGTTGTAGATTCGCTATTAAATAGTATTTCTTTTGATGTATCAGCTGGAAATGCTACAACAGCTATTTCTACTGCAGTTAGCGTAATTGATAGTACTCTTAATGCTATAACTTTAGGTCCTGTTACTGACGCTACTGTAGATAAAATTGAAGTAGCCTTTACCGCTATAAACTCTACACTAGGTAGTGTAGATTTAGTAACTGTTACTGATTCTACTGTAGATAAAATTGATGTAACATTTTCAGCAATCAATAGCGCTCTATCTAACGTAAACCTAGTTACAACAAGAGACAGCAGTGTAGATCAAATTAACGCTGTTAATACAAATATAAACTCTTCTTTAAATGGTGTTAACTTTGTTACTAATAGAGACAGTAGCGTAAACCAAATTAATCTTGTAAATAACAATATTAATTCTTCTTTAAATGGCGTTAACTTTGTTGCTAACAGAGATAGCAGTGTAGATCAAATTAACGCTGTTAATACAAATATAAACTCTTCACTAAGCGGAGTTAACTTTGTTGCTAATAGAGATAGTAGTGTAGCGCAGATTAACGCGGTTAATACTAATATTAATTCTGCACTTACTGGCGTAAACTTTATTGATAGTGCTAATAGTGCTGTAAATCAAATAAGCTTAGTAAATAATAACTTAAACTCTATTTTAGAATCTATAAACTTTGTTGTAAACAGTGATAGCGTAATAGGGCAAATTAGTGTTCTAAGCACTAACATAAATTCTGCCTTGAATAACGTTAACTTTGTTACATCTAGAGATAGCAGTGTTGCCCAAATTAATACAGTTAATACTAACGTAAACTCTGCTTTAAGCGGAGTGAACTTTGTTACTAACAGAAATAGTAGTGTTGCTCAAATTAACTCAGTTACTACTAGCTTAAACTCAGCACTAAACGGAGTTAACTTTGTTGTGACCACTAACTCTGTAGTAGATAAGATTACAGCTTATAACGTTGCAGTTAACTCTGCACTATCTAACGTTGATTTAGTATCTAATACTGATTCTCTGGTTAACAGAATTGGCACAGTTAGTGTATTAGTAAATACTGCACTTTCAAATGTAGACTTTGAAGATACTACTGCTGACGTAGTGCAAATGATTACTGAGTACAATACTGATATAAATAAAGTATTAGGTTCTTTAGAGTTGTCTGTTGCTACTGAAACTCTAGTAGACTCGCTAAGCACTTTAAAAGATCTGGAAGGAGCAGTTAACTCTATAGATTTTTCTACGTCTATTGAAGATGTTACTGCTTCTTTAACTTCTGTTAACTCTGTTGTTAATCAGTATCTAGATGCTATAGATGTAACAGCCCGTTTAAAAGAAGCTACAGATCAAATAGGTTTAGTAAATACTAATATAAATCTTAGACTAGATGAAGTAGATTTTACTACGCGCTTAAGAGAAGCTACAGATCAAGTAAGTGCATTAAATACTAATATTAATACTAAATTAGGTACTGTAGCTTTTGCAACAAACCTAACTACAGTTACTAATGCTATAGGTTCTGTAGCAACTTCTATTAACACAGCATTAAGCAACTCTACTATAAGCTCTATGCAAAATACTTTTACTGCATTAGTTAATGTGTTTAACACTGATGCTAAAAATGGGGTTGATGCCTTTAAAGCTTCTATCGACAAATTTGTAAATTTAACTACACAAATTAATTCTGTGGCAGGGCTTGCACAAGAGATAAATGATCTAAGTGCTTCTAATGGTGATATTTCTAGATTAATTACTAGATTTAATGAGTTACAAACTCAGATAACTGCATTAACTGGTACTACGGGTATAGCGTCAGTTAAGGCTCAGTTAGCTACTATAGCTACGGATTTAGGTGCAGCATGGAACAACATAAATCTGCAAGTAAGTCAGTTACCTACTAAAATTACTGTAGCTAATACTGTTAATACTACAGTACAAGGTGGTTTTTCTAATACCGATAGTACTAACCTAGCAAAATTAACTAATACATTTCCAGCTATACAAGGGGCAACATATAAAAAAGCAACCTATGCTAAGGGGGGTTACGTTGGGGGCCCTGGAACTGGTACTAGTGATTCTATCCCTGCTCGTCTTTCTAATGGTGAGTACGTAATAAAAGCGCAGGCAGTTAAAACCATTGGTAAGGATGCTTTAGATTACCTAAATGCTACCGGGGATGTTCAGTCATATATAGCTGGTATGGGTAGACGTGGCGATACCGAGCTTGCTCATATTACCAGATACGAAAAAGAACTATTATCTAGCATAAGAAATGGTATAAAAACTACTAATCCAGATACTAATATTCAAGAGTTCTTCCCTCTTTGGAGCGGTGCTGTTGGCAAAATGTTTGCTAAGCAAGAAAAAGATCTACTAGCGAAAACATATCTTTCTAAAATATTAGCGCGTAATGAAAACATATACAATTATAATTATAAAAAGCAGCAAAACGCAAGACCAGAAAAACGAACACTAGAGGCAAGCTCTACTGGTACACCGTGGACAAATCCTAAATTTAGTAATCTAGCACTCGACGGTAAAAGTCAGGGCACAGGTAACTATGTAGATCGAGTAGCGGAAAATGGTCTATTTACTCCTACCTACACTAACGACCAAATCACTTCTCAGAGGGCCGTTTTTAATATGTTAAATGAAATGCTTGTTGCCAGAAAACCTGGAACAGCCCTAACTAAACTTGATTGGGTATATGCACCTAATAAAGCAGATGGAACACATAAATGGGGAAATTTTGGATTTAATAAATCTACTTCTAATACAAGTGAAGCCCAAACAGGTTGGGGTCCTTTTAAATTTAAGAGAAATCCATTTGATGATACTGATACCTATGGTCCATTTGGTCCTTCTCCTACTAATACTGATGGCGGTGGATGGATGCATAAATCTGGCGTAGCACTTACACAGCATATGAAAGATCAATTTGGAAAAAATATTAGTACTGGTTTGAATCCTCTAAATAGATCTTATATGGATCAAGCTATTGATGCCGCTAACGAAGACTACGGTAACTTTGGCGATCTATACATGTTAAGCAACACAGGAAAAGGCAGACCTACTGCAGCTAACTTAGCTAGCGGTGGTTTAATAGATAGCTCTTATAAACAATTCAAAGGGCTAAGAGACTCCGTCTCTGCCATGTTAGAGCCAGGTGAGTTTGTACTTCGCAAACCTATCGTAGATAAGCTTGGCGTAGACACTCTTAACAAAGTTAATGCTGGTAGTGGTGATTTTGGTGGTGATGTAAGTGTAGAAGTTAATATTAACAACAATGGAACTCCGGCTAACGTAACTGCAACTCCAGAAATCAGACGTGAAAACGGAAAGATTATTGTAGATGTTATACTAGAAGATATTAGAACAAATGGACCTATCCGTCAACAAATTAGGAGCTTAAGATAATGACTACCTTCCCTACTGATGCTACTTACACTCTAAATGCGGTAACATACTCTATGACAGATAGACGCCCTGATAGAAACTATTCTTCTTCTAAGTCTTTTGAGGCTGCTATATTCACTTCTCAAGCTGGATATGAACGTAGACGACAAATATCTCGTAGAGCTAAACGTACATTTAATTTTGCGTATAACAATGTTAGAGGCGTTTATAAAGAGGCAATAGAAAATTTTTATAATAGTAGGGGAGGGACCTACGAGTCATTTGAATTTGATTTGTCATATGCAGGACAGTCTGGTACAATGATAGCAAGATTTAACGGAGATTTGAATATTGTTCAAATATTAGCTACTGATAACCCATTAACTGACGTATACAACGTAACCTTTTCTTTACAGGAAACCTTCTCATAATGTCTACAAGAGCATATGACTATATTGTACAAGTATCTGATTCTACTAGTTTTACAGTAGGTAATATAGTTATTGGTTCTAGCACTAATGCTGTAGGCGAGATTATTGCGATAGAGTCATCTAATTTAAAAATTAGAACTAGCAACTTATACGTAGAATACACAGTTGGCGAGCGTCTAATTAGTAATGCAGCTATTTTATATAGTCAAAATACTTTTATAGATCATTCTGCTAGTATTGACGGCAGTACTAACAGCTTTGCTACTCCTACCACTGTAGATCTTAGAGATACTGTAACTGTATATGTAAACGGATTGGTAGCTCCTAGAGACTCTTATACGATAAGTAGTTCTACTATACAATTTTTACCTGTACAGCGTATTGCTAACACAGAAAGCGGTGCCCTAGATAGCATTGTATTTCCTACAGATGATATAACTTCTCTGTTAGTTCAGGTTGTGCGAGGTAATATAGAATCAGCTAACTTTGTAGCTTCTAACATAGTTTCTTATGTTGAAACATCTAACTCTGCTATTGTAAATATATTTAGCGCTCCTTATATTGCAGAAAAAAATTCGTTTGAACAAACTCCGCTAGTTAAACTATATTCTATATATTATCCAGGTGAATGGTATCCTAAAAATACAAGAGGAAATCCTTCAGGGTCCGGAGATACTTTTCCCTGGGCATATAACTTTCCTCTTCGCTATGCAGAAGTAGCAGGAGAAACATTTAGTGACTTTAACTATTCTGTAGTATACGGTAATGAAGATTATAAAGTAACTGCTCTTGAAAGCAGTGAAATAGGTGCTGATAGCTCAGGACAGATCAACGAAATATCTTTAGCTATTTCTAACTTTGACGGTTTTATAGCTTCAATAGTAGACGATGTAAATATATCAGGGTTCAACTCTACTAACTCTACTGTAGCTTTCGTAAATGGTGAGTTAGTACAAAACATAGATCCAAGAACTGTTAGTTCTAATATACACTATAATTCTGCTGTAGCTGCTGCAAGAGGAGCTAACTCTGCTCACGATTACAACTCTACTTTAGAAACCGGCGGAACTTGGATACCATTCAAACGTGATTCTAGAGATTTATTAGATGCTATTGTAGAAGTAAAACTTACTTATGCTAAGTTTTTAGACTACTGGCCAGAGTATTCTGTGATTAAAAGTACTAATATAACCGAGAATAGTATGACGGTGTACTCTTCAGGACCTTACAGAATTGGTGATGTGATTACCTCCAACTCTAATCCTACTGAGCGAACTACTATAGTTGGTATTTCAGCTAACAAGCTATTCTGCTCTAACAGTGAAGCTCATGATGCTGTGAGCGGAGATAAGCTGTACATAGTAAATCCTGATGCAGATAAAAATGCTTATGTAGAACACATCTTTACTATTAATAGACTAGATGAGCTAGACGAATTAAAAGCTTCGTTCAATCTTTCGAACTGGTTACAGTATTTTAAAAATAGAGTTCCTACTAAAAAGTTTTTTATAACTACTTGCCCTTTTAGATATAAAGGCGAAGAATGTAAATATCCTGCTAATGGAAGTGGTACTATAGTGGGATCTAATCCTGCTCTTAGTGCTAATGGATACTTTACTGCGAGTAATGCTTCAACTATTAATTTGTCGGAAGATATTTGTGGTAAGACACTAACTGCCTGTGCTTTAAGACGCAATTTAATTAACTTTGGAGGATTCCCTGGTGCTTCCTTGTGATTTTGATAAGTTACTTTTAGATGTGCAATCTCATTCTATGAGAGACTACCCTAAAGAAGCTTGTGGTATTATAACTAAAGATTTTGCGTACATACCTTGTAAGAATATTAGTAATCGGCCAAAAACAAGTTTTGTTATAGACCCTCTAGCAATACTAGAACATGAAGATAATATATGGGGTTTTTATCACTCCCACCCCGGTAGCTCAGATCCAATACCTAGCAAAAAAGACTTAGAAAGCACCCTATTTTCTGAATATAAATTTTTAGTAGGTTTTGCTAATAATACTTATATATATTGGTTGAACGAACAATCTGATCTATCTTTTGAGAAATTTAATGAAAGTCACTGTAAAGTTTAGTAAAACGCTACAAAAAATAACGGAACAGTCTGAGATTGTTATAGACATATCTTCATATAGAGATGTGTTATCTGCATGTGTAAATTTAATTCCTGCTTTTGGATCTAACCTATTTTCTTCTAAACTTTACTCTCAGCTAACTTTAGTAGATAACGATAGATATATAAGAAATTTTGAATTAGACTTTCCACCCAAATCAGATACAATTTATTTAATACCTACTATTTCTGGTGGAGTTGCTACTGGATTTGATAGCTTAGGTAATTTGAATGTTTTTTATGGCTCTTCTACTGCGGTAAGTAATCAAGCACTAGCGCTTAGAGGAATAGACAGACGTATTAGAGATTCTGTATTATTTGGTAGAGCTTCCACAGCTTTTGATGTGTCACAAAGAAAACCTAATAGATTAAATGGAATTTTAGAAAACTCAGAAGATCCTACAAAAGGATTTGGTGGGTTGGCTACTATGGACGCTGCAGGTAAATCTATACCTTTACACTTTGGATTAGTTAGAACATCAGGAGTGCTAATAAATCAACATATTAAGCATATACAAAGAGGCGGTATTGATACTGTTAGAGTGGCTGATTACTTATGAATAAAAAATATTTTTATATTGGCAATAAGCTAATACCTTTTATTGGTGGGGGTATGGAGTCTGTAGGTTCTACTCTTACTGTAGATTTTCAAGGTAGTTTTAGCTATAATCCTAACACTTCAAAAAGTACTGATATTTTATTTATGCAGCTTGCAATCGGTGAAGGACCTATATACAGAATTAACCCTAATGGACCTCAAGATATTGAGATTGATGGAAAATATATAGATGATTTAGTAGACTTTACTACTAATAACACTAAGCCCGAAATGTTTGCAGCTAGATACGCTACAGGCACTAGCACTCAAACTCCTATGCCTTCGTTTTCTGAAGATATAATAACTCCTGTTAGATTTAATTCTCCGGTAGTGTTAAAGAGTGGTATATCTACTTTTGCTAATACAGTAGCTCCCCCTGCAACCACTATTTTATTTTATCCTACTAACGATTCTCAAGGTCTTACCCCTATAGACTCTATTAAGATAAAATTTAACGTATTAGAACTTAAAACCGAATTTAATGGCGGTAGTGAGCCTGCGCAGCTTTCTCTTGTAGGTTTAGTGCATGAAATAACTGAAACTTCTAATTTAGATAATTACATATCTGGAGGCGGTTTGTTAATAAATAGTATTGTTAATGATGGTATGGCTGCTGAGTTAGAATTAAAAATACCCGAAGATAAGCGTTCTAGTGATGGATATGGAGTTTCTATATTAAAACTTTCAGAAGATGTAGCAGAAGCTGGGTATGTTTCTGAAGTAGAAGTTATCGGTTTTGATGAAATTAGAAAAGAAATACATTCATACCCAAAAACTGCTTTAGCTGGTTATGCAGTTAAAACAACAGATTTTAGAACAGAAACACTTCCTACATACACTAGTGCTGTGAAAGGTATGATTGTTGATGTTCCTTCTAACTATAATCAACCTATACTTGCTAGTGGAGAAGTAGATTGGCGTCAAATAGAAGTACCATCTACTGGTGGTTTAAGCGCAGCTGTTTCAGGTTATAGAACTCAAAAAACTGGTTTTCAATTACTTAACAACCTAGATATAAATATATATGATGGTATTTGGGATGGTACGTATAAAAAAGATTGGACTGAAAATAGGGTATGGATCATTAAACATTTATTAGTTAATATACTTGGTGTTCCAGAATCTTCAATAGATAAATATAACTTTTATAATGCTGCTCAATATGCAGATGCTGTAGATCCTAAAACAGGAAACTTTATAGGAGTTACTGGTTTTGCAGATGGTTCTTTTAGATACAAACCAAATGGTTACTCTACTGAAGTAGAAAATGTATTGCTAGGGTTACCGGAAGGTACTCAAGTCAAAGAGCGTAGATTTGTCTGTGGCCTATCTATAATAGATGAGACACAAGTAATGGATATCATAACTGGCTTAGCGGCAGGAATGAGAGCTGTATTTAGTAATACAGGTAATAAAATAAGACTTATCATAGATAAAGCAGATTCTTTACCTGTAGCTATATTTAATGAGACTAATATTGAAACAGGTTCTCTTAAGCTGTCTGGAGTTAGGTCTGAAGATATACCTACAGGCGTAGAAATATCTTATATCGACTTCTTAAATCATTTTGAAAAAGAAACAGTTGTTTTAGATAGTTCAGAAGCTTCTGAAATTGAAAGAACTAATAGAATATCTGTAGATGTAGTTGGCTGCACTAGAAAAAGTGAAGCTTTACGATTTGGCCAATACGCTCTAGACTCTGCTAGAAAACTAAAAAGAAAAATGCAATTTAATGCTTTTGCAGACGCATCAGATCTTGAAGTAGGAGACATAGTAGCAGTATCTCACACCATTTCAGGAGTTTCCTATGGTTATGGTGGTTTAATATTAGCTAATTCTCAAGCAGGATATTCTAATGCTTATTTAGAACACTTAACTAGCCCATCTATAAGCAGCTCTGTATTCACAGCTAATACTAATCCTTTAGTGCTAAAAATATTCAAACAAGATACTAATAGCCTAGACTACTACTTATTAAATAATACTAATTATAACTTAGTCGAAACGGGAAATACCTCATCTGGAATAGATTTAATAGACGTAAATATAATACAAAAATTAAATAACCTAACTAGAACTTTTCAAGCTAATTCAGCTTTTTCAGTTAAAACTGCTCCTACAAGAGGGGATCTGTGGGCTCTTGGAGAAATAGATCCTACTAATATATATAATGACTCTAGTTACAAACTATTTAGAGTAGAGTCTATATCTCTTATTGATGGTGGTAAAACTTCTTTAGTTGTTACAGAATATAATTCTTCTGTAATATCCGATTCTGACGTAGCTGCTAGAAACATAATTGCACAAAGAAGAAGTAGTTTGAATTATGTTACTCCACCACCACCATTACTATCTTTAAAATCTATTCCTTCTAAAACAGCTGAAGGAGTTATTAATTACAATCTGCTTCTAAATACTGTTTCGGATACTACTAATTATAATGTGCCTACTACTACCGTAATTCTACAAGGTACTATTGCTGTTATAGTTGAAATAGATTCTGTAGAAGTGATAGGATAATAAATATGGCCATATACCAAATAAGAACAAGTAATACCAGCTTCCTAACTGCAGGAGAAGAAATGGTATATGCAGGAAAAAATGGTTTTACTACTACTTTAGGTGCTATACCTGTTTTATGTAATTCATACACTGCCAACGTTTCTAGTATAGTTTTTAATGCTTACAATCTTCATCTTCTACAGGATGATAACTATGCTACACATATACTAAATGTTCCAGCTCTTGAAGGTGTTGCTACTAGCTATATAAAAACTCCTATATCTCAGTTCACTGCTAGCACTGTACAAGAAGGATCTGTAGGTTTCACAGAACAAGAAGCTAGTTTAAGCTTAGAAATACTTAGTTACAATATTAGTAGCAATACTATAACAGTAGCTAATAAACCATATGGCGAATCTCAATTAGTTAGCACAATATTACCTGCTCCACCATTTTATATTACAACATATCAAACTCTAACATCTAATAATTTTTCAAATAGAACAGCTTATATAACTGGATCTAACAGACCTATTAAAAGAACTAATAACGTAGAGGGAGTATCGGGAGAATATGTTGCAGCTCTTGGAATTGACGTAAGAACTCGTAACTCTGTAAAAGTTTATTTAGATCAAACTCTTACAGAATCTTTCACGCTACAAAGTAATACGGTAACTCTTTCTCTTTCAGGGGGCACTACAGAGTTAAAAACAATTGTAGATCACTACAGCGTGCCTGCTATAGAATCAAAAGATTTAGTATCTCTAACACTGTTTAATAATACATATTCTATAAGCAATACTAGTTATCAACCCTTAGATGCACTGTACAGTGCAGGCCTTACTAATAGCAATTTTTATAAAGTAAAGTTTAATAGACAATTTACTGCTAATGTGGCTGGTTCTCAATTAATTAATATTAGCCCTGATTTAATTGGAACTGTAGGAAATATAACTTCTAATTCTTTCACAGTAGATACATCTTCTACATATCCGTACACTTACTCTCTATCTAATAGTAAAATATACTATCTGTATCAAAAGAATAAAGTTAATTATACAATAGCTAGGCTAGATGAATTTGGCAGGTTACCAGGCACTAATCCGGGTACTTATGTAGTAGAAGCTACAAATATTAATAGATATAATAGAACTAGTAGTTCTGTAAAAAGTGTTTTAGAAGTAAGTCCTTTAAGCATTTCTAAAGTTCCTGATATAGAAATAACAGAATCTATAGTAATTGATACTTCTGGCGGTGCTGCTATTAATATAACAGCTACTTTTCCCACTATACAAGGTAGAGATGTAACTTCTTACGAATTAAAGTATAGAGTTACATCTGCTGAAGGCGAAGTGCTACCTGGCGGTATAGTATTTATTCCTCAAGATGCTAGTTTACCAAACATATCTCATACTATAAATGGACTTCCCAGAGGTAGAACTGCTGGAGGTAATACAGTAGAAATAACGGTAACACCTCTAATAGGCTTATTTAGAGGCTTTCCGACAAGAGTTACTCATTTTATTATCGGAAAACAGGGACAACCTTCTGGAGTTAGAAATCTTAATGTAGCACAGCAAGGAGTATTCTTACTATTCTCTTGGCAATACCAACTTACTACAGAAGGATTTGTGTTAGACTTAGACACTAAAGAAGTAGAAATTAGACAGTATCCTGGCATACTAGATACTTCGTCAGAAGAATCTATTGCAGCTGCTTGGGGATTCTCTATTGTAGCCGGTAGAGTAGCTTTTCCTAATACTGCTTACACATTGCCTATTAGTAGTTTTGGTCCTTATACCTATTTGTTGAGAGTTAGAGATACTAGTGATATAGAAAGCATTGAAATAGGGGCATCATCTTTATTAGTGCAAAGACCTTCTACTATACGAGTTATAAAAGCATATAATGAAAGTGATCCTGCTACTACTTTTATAAGTCAAGATAATGCATCTTTCCCAAACTCCAATACTAATCCTGAATTATCTTTTACTAGCTTTAGTGAGGCTATAAACGGGGGTCTAGTACTTAGTGATAGTTCTAATACCGATAATGCTAATGGATCGGCCACAGGGTTATCAATATATAGTAACACTAGTTTTCTAACTACATCGAATAATCCCTTTGCAGAATACATTACCCCTATTAGAGATATGGGTAGATCTGTAAGAGGCACCGTAAGAATTGCTCCTATTTTAGCAGCTTCCACACCGGGTTTGACTTATGGAACATTCTATAACACTGTAGTTTCAGGAATTACAGACTTTCATGGCTCTGCTGGGTTATCTCCTAGTGCTAATGTGTTAGTCGATAATGCCTTTGGAGGTATAGGAACAATACTAGGATTTAACAATGCTCAAGCAGCTGCAGTAAGCTATAATAGTTTCCATAAAACTCTAACTAGTGGAGGAGCTTTAGGTAATATTTATGCTATCAGAAATACAGGTCAGTTCTTAGGTGATAGCGCTAACTCAAATAGTTATGCTTTAATCGCTGGAGTAATAAATTCTAATGCTATAGCTTTAGGACAAGTTTACTTTGCTAATGGCAGACCATCTGGATCAAATAATTTTGGTAATGTTTCTATAAGCGGTAATTCCTATGCTCTTATAAATTTACAACAATACGGAGATCCAGAAGCGTCAATAACATTTTTAGGTCCAGAAAAAAGCATTATTCAAAACATATTTGTTAGATACTCTACTTCTAATGTATACTATTCAGCTGCCGCTAATGGAGTAGTAGGTTATCCCGGGCACGGAAACGTAAATGGAAACACTTTTTCTGGTGCTGCTAATAATGTTGAATTTGGTTGGAAAAACTACGTTCCCGGTTCTGTAGATTTTAGATACTTTCAAATAAAACTACAGCTTATAAATCCTGATCCAGAAGTTACTGAAATAATACTTCAAGACTTTAAATATGAAGTAGATACTGAACAAAAGACTATAAGACAAAAGATTCAAATTAGTTCTGTAAATGGTATAACTTTTGATTATGCTTATGCAGATTTTTACGAAATACCTGAAATATCGGCTACCGTTGTAGATTCAGCTACTTCTAAAGTTGCTCAAGCTTTTGATATCACTACTACTAGTTGCAATATCAAAGCATTTTTATCTCAAAACGGAAACCCAAGCAATAATGCTAGCGTCAGTGTTATGGCTGTAGGAGGATAAATGAATAAAATTATATTGTATGGTATTATTATAGCTGCTATTATCGGATACTTTATATACACACAAACTCGTATGCAATCGCTAGTAGAAGATAAAGCAAATTTAACTACTAGTTTACAAGCTAGTGAAGGTAATATGAAAAACTACAAAGAGTCTATAGCTAAACAACAGAAGCTGTTAGGCGAAGCTAGCGCAGCTAAAGCTGTTGCAGAGCAACAAGCTAGAGAAGCTTTAAAGGCTATGGAAGATAATGATTTAGGTTATTTAAGCGAACAGAAACCCGAATTAATAGAAAAAGCAATAAATAGAGGTACTAAAAATGTATTTAAACAAATTGAAGAAGCTACAGCTCCACCAGTTGCTACTACCCCTTAGTGCGGTTTTATTACTTGCTGGTTGTGTAGGATCTGGCGATGCTCCTAAAGTATTACCAATGCCAGAAGCACCGCCAATTATAGCTCCCGACAAACCCAGAGCAATAACTACTAAACCAATTAATTTTGTGGTGATAACTCAAAATAATTTAAACAAACTACAAAGCGAACCTGTTTGGTATGCTATAACTCCAGATAGTTATGAAAATTTAGCATTCAACACACAAGAAATGCTTAGATTTATAAAACAACAAAAAACTATAATTGAGTATTATGAAAGTGCTACTGCACCAAAATAATTGTAAAAAATAAAATTGACTTACCTATTTGGTATGCTATAATGTATATATAAGGAGTAAATCCAATGATTAAAAAAGACAATCTTGTATTTCTGCCTAATACTGGAGATGAGCAATATTACCCTGTTGATAAACAAGGTGTAGATGCTACTTTACTCCAGCTATCTCGCGGAGATCATCCTAATGTCAACTCTCTAAGCTACACACCTGTAAATCACGAGAGTTCAGGCATGATACCTATAAAGAATAAACCAAAACGCTAATTAGGAGATAACATATGGCAAAATTGCAAAGTATGGCTGGCGCAGATAATATTATTTCTGGAAACCCATCTGAGTATTTTACTCAAGTTTCCGGCGAGGGATTAGTTAATCCTATTATCGCACCAATGCCCACAGCTGGCGGAACAACTGCTATGCGTGGAGTTAAGGTAAACTACCCTAACTCTAACGAAGCAGGAATTCGCAACTCTATCAATGATGGAGCAACAGTTTCAGGAGGAGTAAAAGGTAAAAAAGTAACTGCCGGCGCTCCAATGAGAAACCCTGTAAATGGTACAAACCCTGCAAAACCTGTGCAACGCAAAGGTAAAAGATAAAAGAAAACCCCGGAATTTCCGGGGTTTTTTATTAAAACTGTTCTCGCTCAGAGAAGAACCAACACTTATAATAGTTTTCTAGTTCACCATAACTACCAAAATAAGCTGCTCCTCTAAAAATAGCTGGGGATTTTTTAGTATTATACTGAACAATAAGTCTACGCTGCCACTCTGGATTCATTAGAACATGCTTAAAGTTTTCTTTATGTTCTTTAAATAGGCTTACAGCTTTTTCTGTCCAAGGACAACCTTCGATACCGATAATTGTCCACAACGCATCATCATCTACGTTACGCAATCTTTCTTCTTTTATTTCTTGTTTTACTACAGGTTTAGCTGCTACAGTAGTTGTAGCGGCTTTTGTATTTGCATTAGTTGTCATCATTTCTTTCCTTTTTAGTATAATTATCTAGTAGTGGAAATATTTTTGAAATAGCTTTTCCAATTTCTTTAGCTACTAACATATGTTCTTTTTGAGTGCCGTTTGCTGAACGAAGTTCAACGTAGTGAATCCAAGAGCGAATAGTGCCTTGCATGTATAAGCGTGATACAGTATTTCCTTCTGGAAGAACGCTTCTAGCTTGTTCTTTAGCAATACCAATTTCTTTACTTATAGCCCATTCATAAGCTTCTTTAGCGGCTTTAATTACAGTTTCTTGTTTTAGTCGCCACTCACGATCTATATTTCTATGATACTCTCGAGTTAGGTCTAGCTCAACTGAGTCTTGACGATTAGTTGGGTGCTGAAGACGGGCTTCTCTAATAACAAAAGATTCTCCTAACGCATCAATTTCTTTGTACCGCTGAGAAAACTCTTGAAAAGAAAATGAGCGATGTCGAAGCATTTGACGTGCGATATCACGAGTAGTTTCAATTTCTATAGTTGCTGACGCCATTTCAAAAGGCGACCAGTGTTGATGATTACTCAAATAGTTAAGCAGTCGTTCTGTGGTTTCAAAATTAGCTTGGAATTGTGGGTTAGATACTTTTGCACAATATGCAATTAGATCTTGAACACCTTCTAACCCTTCAATGCCTAGATCTTCAACAGGTTGGCTATACGCAAACAGTTTAACTTTCATTTTATACCTTTAGAGACTTACTTAACATATCGATTACTAAATCTTGTTTTTCTACTGAAGTTAAAACATCGTCTATATAATCTAACAGATTAATAAGTTTTTCATTTCTAGTTAGTACATCAATACTTTTATTTAGATTTTGAATATATTTAGCTTTACCAGTAATCGGTAAACTATTAATCAAGTTATCGAGTGTTTTATATTCTTTTACCAATGCAATACTACGCTTAGGACCAATGCCTTCAACTCCGCTAATATTATCACCAGAGTCTCCTTCAATCATTCTGGCGAAGGCATACTCTTTAGGAGTTAGATCGAAGTTCTCTGTTAAATAGTTTAAATCAACTTCTTTTCTAGAATACATATTGAAGATGCTTACATCTTCTTTTAGGAGCTGATACAAGTCTCTATCGCTTGATACAATCCAAGTATGGTTATATTTGCTACTAAGATGTTTAGAAAAGTATGCAATTATGTCGTCAGCTTCAATGCCTTTGAACTTAAAGTGTTCAAAAGGTAATGCGTCAATAGTATCTGACAAACAGTTAAAGAACTCAGTAAAGCGTTCTTGCTCTTCTTCAGTACGTTCAACTTTTCTATTAGCTTTGTATTCTGGGAACATATTTTTTCTATATGCAGAAGCGCCAGAGTCAAAACAGCAAATAATGCGTTTTGCTTCATAGCTTTTTCCCAGACTAGTAACTGTTCTAATATAATCTTCAGTAAAGTTATTATAATTTTTACGTTGTAAATATCTAAAAGCTAGATTTACTCCGTCAATAAGCAATAGATTGTTTGCATTTTCTACTGCTTTTTTAGCTTGCGTTAATTCTGCAAGATCATCCCAATTTGTTACCACGATATTCCTCTTATATTAATTATCATATGTAATATTACCATATAAACTAGCTACCTGCAAGAATAATTATGAATCAACTTTAACCTTTAATTGAGCTTTAGGTAACCAGTGTTCAAGTAAACCCATTTTAAACTCGCAGTCTGCACTCTTAATAACTACATAATTTTGTATATTTATATCTTCATCTATCCAACATACATAATTTTTGCTTCTATCCCACCTATAAATTAGTAGTGGTAGCTTCTTCATTACTGCAGCTTCTCTAGTAGTTTGTCTCCAAAAGTCTAACAGTAGCGCACTTTTAGCTGTTAGCACATTATTCCAAGGAACTTCTTTGTGGTGTTTTGCTTCAATGCACCAAGGAAAATCAGGTTTCCAAGGAGCATAAACATCTCCCTTTAAATAAGAAAGAGCGCCCGATAAAGGCACTCTTTCAAATTGTGTTTTAAAAGTATCCGTAAATATGTCTCTTACAACATATTCATAACTCCTACCTTTTGTCTTACTTAAATTTGTCATAAATTACTCCTTGCATAAAACATAGCAATTTATAACCTAACAGTCAAAAAAGTTTTTTAAAGAGTTTGCTCAAAATACCTTACTAGATCGTCATATCCTCCAAGATGTGCAGAGTATAAATAGATTTGAGGTACAGTTTTAGCTTCTGGATATCTAGCAAATAGTTCTGCCTTTAAATCTGGATCTTCTATATTCTTTTCTAGATATTGTAGGCCTTTACTGCTTAGAAGCTGTTTTGTTTTTACGCAATATGAACAATTAGTTTTTGTGTAGATTGTATACATAATTTCTCCTAAAACAGTAAAGACCGTTTATCTATTAGATAGCACAACCTGTGCTATCGCAGAACTTGTTAGCATTAGCATCTTCACCTTCAGTGGTCAAAGCGCTAAAGTCTAGAGGTAAAAGTGTAGCTGCATAAGCTTCAATTTCTTCTCTAGGAGTAGAAATATATGGAGCTTGTGCATATCCGTGATCGTCTAGTGGTAATAAGCTAACACCTTTTAATTGCTTATCGAAGCAGCTTAGCGCTCTAGCAATTTGAGACTTTTCATGGTCTCTAAAAGTTATTGTGATACTAACTTGGTTATCACTCCACTCACGCTGTAAGTCAACAGCATTAGCAAACTGTTCCCAAATACTTACATCTTTATTACTAATAGTTCCTTTTTCATGTAAAACAGGGAAGTAAACTACAGATGTTCTAATTGGGTCGCTTACAGCAGGTTCAATTCTGTAGTTAGCTGCTCGTAGAACAGGAATTAGCTCACTGGTATTAGATACTCTAACAGTTCTGTAATAGCTTTCAGCTTCTGCATGATGAATACCTGGGAGAGCGCCTGCAACTAGAGAAACTGTTCCACTAGGCTTTACGCTAGTCTTTTTAACTGATAAAGGAATGCCTAGCCACTCAGAATATTTATGATCTAAATAGTTAATATAGCTATAAGCTCTGTCGCAGAATTCGTCTAGATACTTACGTCTTCCAACTTTTAGAATTGCTTCTTGAATACCGCTCTGAGAAGTACCGATTCTGCGATTACGCTTAATAACGTCGTTAGTTTCTCTCCAATGTGTAGGAACTAAGGTAACTGTTTTAGCGTATAGATAAGCGAATTTCAGTGTGCGCTGGAAATCCCAATAATCATTATGCTTAGCTGGGTATGTTTCTACTAAGCAGCATAGTTCATAAGGCTCAAGCGATTGTTCTAAGCAAGGGTTGCCACCACGAACTCTGCTATCTTTCCAATCTGCTGGATCTTTCATACGGCCATAAGCTTGCATATTCTCTAACCAAGCAAAACCTGGCTCACCGTTTATGGCAATACTTTCAGCAGCTTTGGTATAATCCATGCCAATTCTAGCAAACAATGAGTTGTTAGACGCCCAGCGCCATCCACCAAACTTGTAGGCCCACTCAGCGTCTGAGTACTTTTTAGCAATTAACGCTCTTGAGTTCCAGTCACTGTTATAAGTGTTATAGTCTTCTTCGTTTAGGTCTTTTAGTTCAATAGGAGCAACTGATCCAGTTTCAACTCCGAATTGTTGCCAATCTTTCATTGTCGTAAATTCTTCATCTTCTGGCTCACCAAAAGCAATCTCAGCAGTACGACGAACGTTTCCAGCTACAACAATCTTACCAATAATATTCATTATGTCGGTAATATCTACAGAAGTTAGTAGCGTATTTTCACTACGAGCACGAGCGTCTAGAATATCTCTAATGCCGTAAAATCCTTGAACTAGTGGCTCTGGTCCAGAAGCTACACCGCCAAATCCTTTAATTGGTTCTCCGTAAGCACGTACCAAGCTAACATCAGGCTGAACAGGATTAGAACCTTCTTCTAAATAAGAGTCAATCAAGCAAGAGATAAGTTCTACCCAACCTTCACGGCTATCTTCAACAGTAATAACTTCAAGATCACCAGTTGGTACTGATGAAGCTATCTTGCCAGCTCCTTTAGTATCAAAACCTACACCAACTCCTACCATGCTCATATCCATTAAGAATGCGAACGGCTTTGATAGTTCTGCGTCAATATTTTCGGTGCTAACAAAAGCACAGTTATTTAAGCAGGCTCCACCTTTTTCCCATACAAAGTCTGTACCCATCATCCAAAGTCCGCGACCTGGAGGAGTCCATTTAAAGTTGTATAGTCTGCCAGCTGCTTCTTCTGCTAGCTTGTGAGCGCGCTTTTCGTCCCAAGTATGTCCTGAGGTAATAGAATGAGTTTTTAGGATAGAAAACATTCCCTCAATAACTCTGACAACACATTCAGCCCATGTTTCTAGTTTTCCATTATCTTTTTTTCTGGCATATGTTCTATAATAAGTGAAAGCAGATAAACCACCATATCCCCAAATTACAGGTGTAGCATTTAATTCGTCTTTAAAAGTTTGCTTTAGTTTAAAGTTAATTGGATTTTTTCCAATTGTAATCATTTACGTTCTCCTTACGCATAAAAGAATCTATCCGCTCTCTCAAGAGCGGATAGTGCTTATATTATTCTTTTTCTCAATCTCTATTCGTGGAATTAGGGGGTGAGAGTAGTCATGTGATATTAAAAAGACATTTAAGTCTTTTTCTTCTTGAAGTACTTCAAACAAGCGTTCTTTACCTGTTTCATCTAATACTCCAGTTATTTCATCTAAAAATAGCAGGTTTATACTTTTACCGCCTATTTTAGATAAA